GCCGAGCAGTTCGGAGAGACGATTGCGCGTCTTTTGGACGGAGTGGGCCGAGACCTCGCCCTGACTCCTGCGCAGACGAAGGTTTGGCCGAGTATCGTGCGCAAGCACTTGATTCTCCTGGAAGGGGCGAGCGTTGCCGTGAACGAGGCCGACGACAACAATCGCCTTGCTATTGGAGCGTCCTCCCCGAGCCATCGGCAGCGGAATGGCTAGGACGGCTCACCAGGAGCGTGGGGCGGCGGAGAAGTTCTGGTACCCGGACGGGAGCCCCGACTTCACTGCCGCCCCGCAACTACCGACCGGCACCGCCGAGGCGGCATTGCGCTACCTCTTCCCCAAGCCTGCTCCCTACCTCGACTCGCCTGGCGATTGGATTAGGGACGTCTGCGGCGAGGAGATCTGGACGAAGCAGGAGGAGATCTGCGCTTCCGTAGTGGAGAACCGCTACACGGCTGTGAAGGCCTGCCATGGACCTGGCAAGTCCTTCATAGCGGCCAGGATCGGGTGCTGGTGGCTCAATGTGCATGAGCTGGGGGATGCGTTCCTCGTAACGACCGCGCCTTCCTGGCCGCAGGTTCAAGCGATCCTCTGGCGCGAGATCCGCCGCGCCTGGCGCATTGCGAAGCTCCCTGGCCGTATTACCCTGGAGTGCCAGTGGTATATGGGCGAGGGCCGCAGCGACGAGGAACTCATCGCTATGGGGCGTAAGCCCGCCGACTACAACGAGCAAGCGTTCCAGGGGCTTCACGCCCGTTACATCCTCATCGTGATCGATGAGGCCTGCGGCGTACCGGAGACGCTCTGGACGGCGGTCATGACGCTGATGACGAACATCAATGCTCGCGTGCTAGCCATCGGCAACCCGGACGACCCCGGCTCTCACTTCGCAGGGGTCTGTAAGCCCGGATCCGGCTGGAACGTAATCTCAATCCCGGCGTTCGACTCTCCCAACTTCACTGGGGAGGAAGTCTCAGCGGCGATGGCGGAGAACCTCGTAACACCTATGTGGGTGGAGGATCGACGCCGGGATTGGGGCGAGGGCAGTCCGCTTTGGCAGTCGAAGGTCATGGCGGAGTTCCCGGACATCTCCGACGAGTACCTGATCTCGCCCGCCATGATCCAGAAGGGGATCGATACCGAGCTACCCGGCATCGGCAAGGGCCGGTACGGCGCGGACGTCAGCAGGATGGGGCAGGATAAGACCGTCCTGTACCGGAACCGCGACGGCGTCATCCGCTACGTCGATTCCTGGGGCATGACCGACACGATGAAGACGACCGGGAAGTTCAAGCTCCACCTCGACGGGCACAACCGCCTGTCCCGGCCGGGATTCGTCGTGGACGTTGTGGGGCTGGGCGCGGGCGTGTTCGACCGCTTACGTGAGCAAGGATACGACGTGACCTCGTTCTCGGGCGCGGAGCGCGCCTACCGGCCAGACAAGTTCAAGAACCGGCGCGCGGAGATCTATTGGACGTTCCGCAACGACCTGGAGAACGGGCTCATCGATCTCGACCGTGAGGACGAGGAGCTTCAGGCGCAGCTACAGAACATCAAGTGGTGGGTAGACTCGGGAGGCCGCATTCAGATCGAGTCGAAGGAGGACATGCGAGAGCGCGGGGTCAAGTCGCCGGACTACGCTGACGCGTGCGTCTATTCGACCGTGGCGAAAGCGCCGATGGTCTACCAGCCGACGATGAATGCAAGTATTGCTTCCGACCTACTGACGATGGATATGTGATGAGCTGGTGGGAGCAACCATACCGGGGCGGCCCGATGGTGGCTGTTAAGGGCTTTCCCCGTCCTTTGTATCCTCCTGACGCCGCCCCGGGACACACGCCGTCAATCGATGGGCCAGACGTGGAGGCATACAAGAGGACGGTCAGCCGCCTGGGCCGCTGGCCGTGGCAAGCGTTCGACCAGGCGTTCAACAACGCCTTCTCGCACGGCGCAAGCGGCAACGTAGGCGAATCCGGGGTCGAAGGATTCCAGCGTCAAATGAACATAACCGCGAGCGGCTACATTGGAAAGGAATCGTTCAACACTCTGCGCTCCTGCCGCGTTCCCGAGGAGTTCGCTCACGGGGGCGAGATGGCGATGGACGCGCGAGCGGTTGAACTGATCAATGCCGCTTGGGATATGTTCGGAGGAAAAGAGCCCGCGCCTCCGTCAAAGGTGACCTCTGCGGAGGCGCGGCTCAAAAAGGCGCAAGCGGAGATCGGCAACTCCGAGTCGCCCGCGAACTCCAACATGCAGGAGTACGGAGCCTGGTACGGGATGAATGGCGTCCCGTGGTGCGCGATCTTCTGCACTTGGTGCGATCAGATCGGCGGAACGCCAACCAACTCCTTCGCGCGAGGTACGCGATACAGCTACGTCCCATACGTGGTCAACGACGCCCGGATGGGCTACAACGGGCTCTCGATCACGAGCGATCCGAAGCCGGGAGATCTCGTCTGCTACGATTGGGACTTCAACGGGGAGTTCGACCACATCGGCATCTTCGAGAAGTGGGAGGGCTCGCCCAACTTTAACGCGGTGGAGGGGAACACGTCTACCTCGGACAACTCGAACGGCGGGCAAGTCATGCGCCGGTTTCGCAACAAGAATAGCCAGAACACCGTCTTTGTCCGAGTGAAGGAGCCGTAATGGCGCGTCCGCGGAACACCGTCCCCAGCACTGGCTCGAAGCCGCCCATCCGAGAGATCGGCGCAGTCCTGCAAGGCAACTTCTCGCCCTCGGGTATGGCGCCGTGGACGAGTTGGGCCGATACTGAAGAGACGGTACCGGAACTGCGCTGGCCTATGTCCGTACGGACGTACCGTAACATGTCTACGGACTCGCAGATTGCTGCGCTCTACAACGCGACTCTTCTCGCGCTCGGGAAGATGACGTGGGCGCTCGACCCGAACGGGGCCGACGACGCGATGGTGACGAAACTCAGCGAGGACTACAATCTTCCTATCCTTGGAGACGAGACCGACAACCAGAAGCGTGGCCGACTGAAGCGCCGGTTCTCCTTCCGCAATCATCTGCGGAAGGCGTTCAAGGCTGGCATCTACGGCCACTACTACTTCGAGCAGGTCGGCTATATTGGGGACGGGATGCAGGGTCGTCCAGACGACGGTCTGTGGCATCTCCGCAAGCTAGCGGAGCGTCCGCCCTCGACCATCCAAGACTTCCGGGTGGCCGACGACGGCGGGCTCGTATCCATCATCCAGAACGTCAGCGGGGGAATGTCATCCTGGGCCACACCAGTTCCAGAAATCCCCGTTGACGTTCTGGTTGGATACGTCTGGGATCAGGAGGGCGCGAACTGGGTCGGCAAGTCCTGGTTCCGCGAAGTGTATAAGAATTGGCTCATTAAAGACCGCCTCCTGCGGATCGACGCGGTGAACCACGAGCGTGCGGGAGGCGTCCCGTACATCGAAGCTCACCCAGGGGCCACAGAGAGCGAGATTACTGCTCTCAACCGGATGGCGCAGTCCTTCCGGGTCGGTGACACCGCAGGAGGCGCTGTTCCTTCCGGGGCAAAGTTCAACATTGCCCGCGGACTTCAAAGTTCCGTAATCGACTCGGTGATTTACCACGACGAGGCGATGGCGCGGAAGTTCATGCTGATGATCATGCAGCTAGGACAGACGCGCTCGGGCTCTCGCGCGCTCGGAGAAACGTTCGTGGACTTCTGGTCAGCCGGTATGGAAGCCATCGCCTGGTGGTTCGCGGATACGTTCAACGAGCATGTCATCGAAGACGACATCGACTGGAACTGGGGTGAGGACGTAGATCAAGTTCCGCTCCTCGTGTTCGAGTTCGATCCGGAACTGATGGTGCAGGATCTCGTCGCGCTGATTGGTGCGAACGCGATCATCGTGGACGACGGCTTGGAGGCAGCGATCCGGAAGGAACTGGGCCTGCCGCCCGCCGAGTTCAAGCACGAAGATCCTGCCAAAGTTCGCCAGCAGATGCTGGACGCCAAAACCTCGGCCGAGGGAAGCGCGCCTCCGTCCGGCGGTGGTGCTCAAAGTTCTAAGCCGAAGGGCAAGGCGCAATGACGGTAGCGGCCCAATGTTGCGGGCTCCCTCCCGACTGCGGGCCGCTGCCGCCCAACAGAAGGAGGTAGGATGGCCGATACGCAAAATCCTAAGTTCGGCAAGTCGAACGAGGGACAGCGCGCGGGCCAGGTCAAGCCGCTCGAAGGGATGAACGTCGGCGGCAACACTGATGCGCAGGTTCGGTTGAACGTCTGGGGCCAGGGCGTCATGCTCATGCGCCAGCTTCGAAAGAACAAGAGCGGTAGTAGCCCGCTGTGAAGTACAGCGAGACCCAGAGGCGGCGTCATCTCTCCTGGTGGGGGATCGACAAGGAGACCCAGCTTGCTCGTCAGGGCGGGATGTGCGCCATCTGCGGTACGACGGAGACCGGCCTCTGGGTACTCGATCATTGCCATACGCGGGATCGGGCGCGCGGCGTACTTTGCCAGCCTTGTAATCTCGGTCTCAGCAAATTTGAGACTAAGGGCTGGAAGGAAAAGGCCGAAGCGTACCTGGCCGCGGACGGCGTGATCAGCGAGGAGGATCTATGCCAAAGGCAACCAGTAAGGCACAGCAGCGATGGTACTATGCTGCCGAGGCGCGCGGTGAGGTTCCGAAGGGAACTGCCAAGCGCCATTCGCGCAGCGGCAAAGCGTACAAGAAGCTCCCGGCCCGCAAGGGAAAGAAGCGGTGAAGCGATACAGGGCTGCTGACGGTCTCTGGCACATCGACAATGTGCCGCTCTGCGCGACGGGGATCGAGTACCCGCTCGCCAGTGGCCCGCACACCTTCACTGAGCAAGAGCTTGCGGACGCTGTTCAAGCGGCTACGAGTCCGGACAGCGCGATCCATCCGCCGCGCCTCAAGCTTGGGCATCGCTCAGAGGCCAACCAATTCTTCTTGGGCGAGGACGAGCCCGCGTTCGGGCGCGTCGAGAACTTGTCGCTGTCCAAGAACAAGCAGACGGTCTACGGCGATTTCGTTGGGATGCCGGACTGGTTGGCCGAAGTTCTGCCAAACGCCTATCCTAGCCGCTCCGTCGATGCGCAGTTGAATGTTACGACCGCGACCGGGAAGCGGTACGCCATGGTCATCGCGGATGTGTCGCTGCTCGGAGTGACTTGGCCAGGATGTTCGGTCATCGAAGATCTGCCGATGTGGTACGGGTCGGAGAGGCCCGATGATGCGGAGATCGCGGCGTCGATGGACGTGACTCATATTCGGCAGAAGTTCTACAACGATGGGCCGGGCAAGGACAACTGGGAGTGGTGGATTCGCGGAGAGAGATTTGACACGGAGGAAGGATACAACCTCATTGTGGACGAGGGAACCGGCGAGATCAGCCGGATCTCTGTCGCAGTCGATGGCGATGAGGTCAAGTTCGGGGAGCCGGTGCGAGTCATCGAGCAGTACCCGGACAAAACGGTCGCGGCCTCGGCCGTTCTCGCGGGGATGAAGATGGCAGATCCGTCCATGATCATCCACGCAAGCCGGGTGGAAACTGACCGCCCGCGCAATACAACCCAGGAGGAAGCGATGGACGAGGATCTCCGTCTGAGCCTCGCCAAGCGTCTGGGTCTGCCCGAGGATGCGACCGAGGAGCAGATCCGGTCAAAGCTTGCGGAGCCGGTAGACGAAGAGACGCCCGCTGAGGGCGACGACGACCAGCCCGACCAGGACGATGGCGGGGATGGGGAAGGCGACGACGCCGGTGATGGCGAAGAGCAGCCCGCCGAGGGCGAGCCGGCAACGGCAACGGTAACGCTCGACCGCGCGACGTTCAACGAACTGAAGCGGGGAGCAGCGCTGGCCGCATCGCACGAAAAGGATCGGCAGACGAGCCGGATCACGGACATGGTCGAGGCGGCGGTCAAGGACGGTCGCATTCCGCCCGCTCGCCGTGAGCATTGGAAGAAGCTCGCTGCGGCCGACTACGAGGGAACCAAGACGACGCTGGCCTCGTTGGAGGCGGGTCTCGTGCCGGTGAAGGCGCGGGGCTCGGCGGGATCCGGTGATGAGGGCACCCTGGAGCAAGGGCAAGGTCTGCCCGAGGAGTGGTTCCCGGAGATCAAGGCCATCCGCGCTCAGGCGTCGAAGGATCGTCGGATCGTGAATGCGAAGGAGGGCTAGATGGCCAACGATCTGATCCCCTACAAGCGACCTGGCGAAGACGTAACCGGCTACTGCGTCGCGGCGGTTACGGGCAAGCGCTGCGTTCAAATCGCAGCGGCCAAGCCCGCCGGGGAAAAGGCCGAGGGCGTTTCCTTGGCCGCTACGGCAACGGGCGGCGGCGGCACGTACCGTGTTGCTCTTCCGTCCGGCGCGGGTGCGAACGGCGGCGCAGCCAAGATGGTCTTCGGAGTCGCCAAGTACGACGCCGCGATTAACAAGCTCGTCGGTGTTGCTCGCGGCGGCATCGTTCCGATCACGGCCTCGGCCGCGATCACGGCAGGGCAATCGCTTCAGGTGGCAGCTGATGGGACGGTCGTCCCGTACTCGACGGGAGTCATCATTGGCACCGCCTGTGACGACTGCGCAAGCTCAGCCGACTGCGAAGTCGCGCTCAACATCGGGTAGAGAGGAGGGAAAATGGAAAGAATCGCAAGTGATATCGTCTGGGTTCCGGGACAGCCTGGTATCCTTCGCGCGAGCGAGGCCATCGAGGCTTCGACGTTCCCGAACCCGGTCGCCCATCCTCTCGGCCCGCCTACCGTATCTGGTACGGCCGTCACGGTGGACATCGCGGCGCAAAGCCCTACGCGAGTCACGCGAACGCTGATGGATCTCACGCTTCAGAGATTCTTCGCGGATCGCGTGTTCACGTCGTCGGGCGGCGTCAGCGGCGGGGCGGTCGTGTACGACGAGCTACTGGCGAATGACCTCTACTCCGACCGCGACATTCAGCGGGTTGCGCCTGGTGACGAGTTCCCGCTCATCACTAGCTCCCGCCGCGTGCCGAAGGTCGCAGAGGTCGAGAAGTGGGGCGCCAAGTTCTTCGTAACGGTGGAGGCGCGCGACCGTAACGACGTCGCCGTCTTCACGCGGAACGTCCGGATGATGGCGAACACCATCGTCCGGAAGATGAACCAGCGGGCGGTCGAGGTTCTGGAGGCTGCCGTTCAGGCATCTCCGGTACGAACTGTGACCGGCCTCAACTGGAGCACCGTCGTCACGGCGGGCTCTACGGCCAGCAACTCAAACCTGTGGCCTGCGTACGACTTCGCTCGGGCGCAGATGCAGGCCGAGACGGAGGAACTGGGGATTGTCTACGATCTCTGGATCCTCAACCCACAGGAGTACCTGCAGCTGGCGCGGATCTACGGCCCTTCGCTCAACGACCTGCTCGCGTCGATGGGGCTGTCGATCTTCGTCACCAACCGGATGCCTGCCGGGAACGCCTACGTTCTCCAGGAGGGTCAGGTTGGGCAGATGCGGGTCGAGCAGCCGCTGCAGACGGTGCAGTGGTACGAGCAGGAGACGGAGCGGTTCTGGACGCAGAGCAGCGTTCGCCCGTTGATGTTCGCGGACAACCGTTTCGCCGTCCTCAAGTTCACGAACCTGGCCGGGTAAGGGAGGGAAGATGCCAGAGCTTCATGGCGCAGACCCCGTTGCCTCGGCGGGTGAGGGCTACGAGGTTCCGGAGGAATACTCCGGGCAGGGCGACGACCGCGTCATTCGCGCCTTGCGGTTCATCTACACGGTTCAAATCGACGATCCGATTGGCCTCAAGGTCATCGAGCCCCGCGAGGCGATGAACGGCGAGACCGTCACGCTCGAACAGATCGGCCTACTCGCCCAGATGAAGGGCGAGGAGTCGCATGCGTTCTACACGGACGACGAACGCGAGCGATTGGAGGAAGGGGGAAACCCTGACGAGCCGCCCTCGCCAGATTCCGGCGGCGACCTCAGCTCAATGGGCGAGTATGAGCTGGCGGAATACATCAAGGCGAACAACCTGACGGTGAATGCGACGGTCGCGCTCGCGGGCGACGACAAGGATCTCGCTCATCGTCTCCTCCAGGCCGAGAACATCGCCACGGATGGCGAGCCTCGCAAGGGCGTGGAGGCAGGGCTGACGTCGATCATCGAGAGCGGGTAGGCTATGGCCGACGAGTACAAGGCTCTGACGTTCATCAACCTGCCCTTCCTCGACGGCGGGACAGGTCGGCAGTACGCTCCAGGCGAGATGATTCCTCAGAGCGCGTTCGAGGAATCCGTAGAGCTTGGCGAGTCCGCCATCGGAGAGTCGGAGTGGGACGGTCAGACTTCAGCCGATGACATGATCGCGCATCTGATCGAGTTCGGAAGTCTGAGCGAAGATCCCGACGCAGAAGTACATCCTGCCCATCGTCCGGTGGAGCCCGGCGCTCCTACGATGGCGGGACTCGTCGAGCAGGCCAAGTCGCTGGTCGCCCAGTACGGGGAGACAGGGGAGGAAGTTCCGCCTGAACTTCAAGCCCTTGCCGACTCTCGGGCACTGCTGGGCGCCAGCGACGAGGCGGCAGGGGGTGAAGAGAATGCATGAGACCCTCTGGATCTGCGAGAAGTGGAGCGAGGAGGCCTGCGACTTCGCTCGCAGGCGTCTCGACCGGGCCGGGGTCAGTCACATCCCCGGCTCGCTCAAGCAGGTCGGCAACATCATCGTTCCGACGATCATGGCGATCAAGGACGGGATTTCGTCGCGGGCTCTGCGCGAGATCGTAGGCCCGCCCGAGGAAGCCATCGAGATCGCTGGCAACCTTCTGCTCAACGAAGGGATCCAGCGCCTGCAGGACATGACGATGATCGCTACCGTCGTGTCCAATCAGGTGGCGGGCAACCCGTGGTCGAACGCAAACGCCTTCACCGGCGTAGGCGACTCGGCTACGGCGGAAGCGGCGACGCAGACGGAGCTAGTCGCTGCGACCAACCGCTTCTACAAGGCAATGAACGCGGCGTATCCGTCTCGTGCGTCACAGACGGTCTCGTTCCAATCCGACTTCACGGGTACCGAAGCCAACTACGTCTGGGCCGAGTGGACGATCTCCGCTGGCGCCACCACGGCGTCGGGTGCGGGGTTCACCAACGGCACGACGAACCTCAACCGGAAGGTCGCTGCTCTCGGTACGAAGTCCTCGGGAACATGGACACTCACGAGTCAGATCACGTTGTCGTGAGGCGTGGGGAAGGGGCGAGCGCGAGCATCGCTCGCCCCTGACCCGCCATGCGATACACGGCCAACTACGGCTGGCAAGTTCCGGATGAAACGGATGTTCCGGATGTCGCCGCTGATATGTGGAGTTTGGCCAACGACATTGATGGGGGTCTCTACAACGAAATAGCTAACGCCTATCCGCTCGGGGCTATGGCTGAATGGCCCTGGGCCGCGAGTCAAATTCCTTCTTGGGCTCTTCTGCCCTACGGGCAACTCCTGACAAACGCGGCCTATCCCTACTTGGCGGGCATCGCCAACGTCTCGGGTTATCCGTACGGCGGATCGGCGGGGGTCAATTTCAACTTGCCGGATAAGCGCGGTCGCGTCTCGGCCGGTAAGGACGATATGGGTGGGACGGCCGCGAACCGGATCACGACGGCGATCTCGGGCGCGGACGGCAAGACGCTCGGCGCGGTGTTCGGAGCCGAGGGCATCACCCTAACGACTGCCCATCTTCCGGCTCACGCACATACGGCCTCCGCTTCGAGCAGTGCCTCCGGCTTTACGCCTTACCTCAACACCACGTCCTCCAGAGGTCTTAGCTCTTCCGCAATGCAAGATCAGCTTACGGTCGGCTCCGCGACCATCACCACCACAGTGACGGTCAACAACAGCACTGGCGGTGGCGGCGCTCATCAGAACTCGCAGCCCTCGATCATCGTGAACGTGTTCATGAAGGTGAAATAGTGCCGTCTGTTCGGATCAGCCCAGTCGAGAAACTGCGGCGGATCTGGACTCCAGGGCGCGAGATCGAAGAGGTTGTTGCGAACCTCGATCCGCAGACCCAACTCGATAACATCATCCGCGATACGCTTTACGCGATCTGCCAGCAGCACGGGCCTCAGCGAATCACTCTTGGTAGCGAGCTATCTCCGTTTGTGATCAAGGGCGTCCTGCGCTGGGAGATTGTCCATGGCCCCGGCCCCGAGCATCTACCGGAACTGCGGCACCGTGAGATGACTGTCTGGGTCGAAGATGGCGACTAAGACCTACATGGTCGCCTCGGGCGCGGACGGCAACTTCGGCGCGCTCGTAGACGGAGTTGATCAGACCGCCGCGAGCCGGACGGACGGTTGGACTCCTGGGACGAAGGCTGCGGCCCAGCAATCTCCCTTCGACGCTGGTACTAAGCAGGCGTCTACGACATTCGCCGCCACGCTCCAGCCCGCCTCGTTTTTGACCGGCACGACGGCGAATGCCTTCAAGATTCCCGCGTCTCTCTACGGTACGTTTGCTAACGCTGCGTGGACATTCACCTTTGCGGTGCGCTCGACGGTCGGCACGGTTCAAGCCGGACGAATGCGAATGCGAGTCTTTCGCGCGAATGCGGACGGATCTAACCCGAACGAGATCACCGGGGCGACTCAGATCGGAACGACGAGCGCCGCGCTCTCGACATCCGCGGACGTTACGACGGTCGTTACTTGGAGCCCCGGCGCTACAGTCAGTCTCTCGGGCGAGTATCTCTTCTTTGTTCTCGGTTGGGAGGTCACGACCGCTGGCTCGTCTTCGACCGCTGACGTAGTCATCCGAACGGGACAGGCGGCGGGTGGCTCGCGTCTGGTAACGCCCGACTTTGTTTCGACCGCCTTCCCGGCCAACCCGGTCTCAGATAACTTCAACCGGGCGAACGGCGCGCTCACCTCTCCCTGGTACGGACAGGTTCGAGCGGCGCAGGGTGACGGTCTTCAGGTAGTAAGCAATCAGCTGAAGACAGTCGTTGCCGCTGCCTGGGACGGCGTAGCGTACGGATCCTCGCGGACGGATATCGAGGCATACATAACCTTCGTCACTATCGGCGCGGCGACCAAGTCGGCCCAGCTCATCCTTCGCCGCGACCAGACGACCGATTCCGGCTACGTCGTCAACGTCTTCATCGTCAACGCGGCGAACGACAACATCGACATCTACCGGAGAACGTCCGGCACGGACGTTTCTTTGGGCGGCACCGACTCGTCACAGAACTTCGCCAACGGCGACTCGTTCGGCGTCTCGGTCAAGGGTAGCACCATCACAATTTGGCGCAAGCCCGCCGCTGGTTCTTGGCAGGTCGTAACGACTCGCTCGGATACGAATATTGCTTCGGGAACAGTAGCGCTCTACACGAACGATAGCTCCTGGGTCTTCGATGACTTCGGCACTGGAGTCGCAGGCGCTCCTCCCGCCAACGCGAAGATCGAGAC